TTACAGAGATATCATCAAGAACTATCTGAATGGGGTTGTGACTGGTATAATTCTTGGCAAGGATTTACTGAAGTTCGTTTCAATCGATATCGTGAAGATACACAAATGAAATTGCATTGTGATCACATTCACTCAATGTTTGATGGTCAGCGCAAAGGTATACCAACACTCACTATTCTTGGTGGTTTGAATGGTGGTTATGAGGGTGGTGATCTGGTATTTTGGCAAGACACTCCTATAACTTTGAAAGCAGGTGAGATTATGATTTTCCCATCAAACTTTCTTTATCCACATAGAGTTGATCTGGTGACGAAAGGCACACGATACTCTTATGTTGCTTGGACATGGTAATGAAATCAAATTCAAACTTTAAAATGAGCAAAGAACTGAAGATTTTACTTTCAGGCCTTAGTGGTGAGAGCAAGACTGATTACAAACGTCAAATGATTCAAGCAATCATTGCACCACGCATTGAGTTCAAGAAAAAGAAAAAAGAAGAGACACAAGATGACTGATCTATTAATGGTAAGTCACTTTCATAAAGACTTTCCGTTCAATCACGAATCGTCTTGGCTGAAAGCAGCATATGCTGGTTCTCATGCGCCTTATAAATGGCATCCACCAGGACCTGGCAACTGGATTAATACATCACAACACAAGAGTGTATATGGCTATCGTCAATACTACAGCATGTGTAGTGAAGATGAGTTTCTTCGTGCATTAGCACAGCAAGCATCCGAATATTATTTGTTGCACTATGGTCGTGCTGACTATGTTGGCTGCACAACATATCGTCGTTACTTAGACTTTAAGGGTGATTTTGGTAAAAACGTTTTAAAGTCATCGATGCCGGCTACACAAGAAAGTGCCAATTATATGTCATCTGATGAACAGAAAGTAGCAGCACTTAAATTACTTGAGACTCACGATGCGATTACAAATCACATTACACCAATGCCATACTCTGTTCGTAATCAATATCTACAGTCACAACCAGAAGAATACTTGAATCTCTTTTTAGAAGGTATCGAAAATTTATTACCTGATTACAGAGACAAGATGGATTGGTGGAACGAATATGGTGCTAGTTTTGAAACATGCTATGTCATGCGTAAGCAACTGTTTAGAAAGTACGCATCTGAGTTATTCGAACTTTTAGAATATGTGTGGCAGAACACAAGCAGAGTATATCCAACAACTTCAACGACATCTGAGCCACTGCCTTGGAGATATCCAGGCTTTTTAGGTGAAAGATTTTTACCATTCTTCTTACACGCCAATAATGTAAACGTGGCTAGAACGTCACTTATCATTCTAGAATAATCGGAACGATTTTTTCGTCGTGCGCCTTGCATGAAGTGAGTGCTTACTTCTATGAAAGAAAAATTTATAAAAGCCCATATGAAAGCAGCAAGTGTTTATGCTGAACTTTCTACCGCCCGCCGACTGCATGTAGGTTGTGTGATTGTCAAAGACAACACTATCATTGGTATCGGATACAATGGCATGCCATCTGGTTGGGACAACAACTGTGAAGAATCAGTATATGTTCTCAAAGATGAGTGTCATAAAACACCAGAATGGATGCTTGCCAATGGTTATACCGAAACTGTACATGGTTGGACACGGCTAACATCTAAACCAGAAGTTCTACATGCCGAATCGAATGCTATTGCAAAGGTTTCTAGGTCAACAAACTCAAGTGACGGGGCAACAATCTTTATTACCCACGCACCATGCTTGGAATGTGCTAAGATGATATATCAGTCAGGAATCAAGGAGGTTTACTACAAAAACGCCTACAGAAGTGATTCGGGTATTAACTTTCTAAAAAAATGTGAAATTAAAGTTATTCAAATTGAGGAGTAAATTATGAGCAACATCACAAAAGTAGCAAAACAACTGGCTGAAGCCAATCCTAAAATCTCCAAAGCATACAAGTATGATCTTGTGATGCGTGAGTTTGACAATAAGGTTGAATTGATCGGTCTTGTTGATGATCCAACATATGACATTGCTGACTTTGTTGGCCGTGAAATGTTGTTCCCTAAAAAGTGGGTAACACTTGATGTTTTTGAACCAACAAAAGAGGTAACAGTATGACAGTAAAATGCTTTACATTTAAAACACATCAAACTATCATGGGTGAAGTAGTTGATGAGGGTGATATTGGTTTCACTCTTAAAAATCCAATGCAAGTTATTGCAGTACCACCACGTTCTGCAAATGATTCAGGTGGTGTAGGTTTTGCACCATATCTTGCTTTCACCGAAGAGTTTGATAGAGGTGTACACTTCAAGTGGATCGATATTCTTACCACTACTACACCTGTCACCGACTTACTTAATCAATATAATCGTATGTTCAGTAAAATTGAAATTGCACCACCCGGTTTAGTTGTTTAATGAGTAAATATTATACGAATGTTTGTGTCCACGGCAATCACATTTTATTTCGTGGAGTAAACAACGGTCGGAGAGTTAAGACAAAGGTCAAATACTCTCCGACTTTGTTTTTACAATCTAACAAACCATCCCAATGGCGTTCATTGTTCAATGAGCCATTGGAACCTATGACTTTTGATACTATTCGGGAGGCACGTGATTTTGTCAAGCGTTATGAAGAAGTTGCAAACTTTAAAATCTACGGCAATACACGCTATGAATATGCCTATATTGCTGACAATTTTAGAGGCATCGTTGATTGGGATATTTCTCATCTCTCTGTCGCTTTCATAGACATTGAGGTTGGTTCTGAAAACGGATTTCCTGATCCATACAAGGCTACTGAGCCTATTACAGCAATCGCCATTCATCAATTGAATGGTGGTACTACAGTTTATGGTTGTGGTGATTATGAGATAAAAGGTAATGAAACATACATTAAGTGCGAAGATGAAATCGATTTGTGTGAACGGTTTATTGCTGACTGGTCAAGCGACCATCCTGACGTTGTTACTGGTTGGAATATCAAGTTCTTTGATATTCCTTACCTTGTCAATCGTTTCTCACGTTTATTTGGCGAAGATGTAGTCAACAAATTGTCACCATGGTCGGTACATTCTGAAAGAAAGACCATGTTCAAAGGCAAAGAGCAGATTGTCTACGATCTTGTTGGCATTTCTGTTCTTGATTATCTTGAACTGTATCAATGGTATGCGCCTGGTGGTAAAAACGCCGAGAACTATCGTCTTGATACAATCGCCAGTGTAGAACTTGGTGAAAGCAAACTATCGTATGATGAGTATGATAATTTGCATCAACTCTACAGACTTGATCATCAAAAGTTCATTGAGTATAACATCAAAGATGTGCATCTGATTCTGAAACTTGAAGACAAACTAAAACTTGTCGAATTGGCACTCACTCTGGCGTATGACACGAAATGTAACTATGATGATGTGTTTGCACAAACTAGAATGTGGGATGCACTGATCTATAACTATCTACTTGATAAAAAGATTGTTGTACCACCACGCCGTATTGCCAAGAAGAGTGAAGCGTTTGAAGGTGCCTATGTCAAAGAACCAAAAATTGGTTTGCACAATTGGGTCGCATCATTTGACTTGAACAGTCTGTATCCGCATTTGATCATGCAATACAATATCTCACCAGAAACTTTGGTTGAGAAAGACGACTACACTGATGATATGCGCCGCCTTTCAACGCAGGCATCGGTAGAAAGTTTGCTCGACAAAAAACTTGACACAAGTGTGATGAAAGATGTGACTGTCACACCAAATGGCCAGTTCTTTCGTACAGACAAACAGGGTTTTCTACCAGCAATGATGATTGAGATGTATGAAGACCGTAAAAAGTTTAAGAAGTTGATGTTGAAAGAACAGCAAGATTATGAAAACGAAAAAGATAAAGGTAGAAAGAAAGAAATTGAAAAGTTAATTGCAAGATACAACAATCTTCAACTTGCAAAGAAAGTTTCACTTAACTCAGCATATGGTGCAATGGGCTCACAGTATTTCAGATTTTATGATTTGCGCCAAGCACTTGCCGTTACACAGGCAGGTCAATTATCGATTCGTTGGATTGAAAACAAACTCAATGAATA